TTAATCTAAAGTGTACCTCATATCAACGTGATTTTTAAAATCAATATAATCTAAAAGTTTATTTTCTTCAGATATATTATTTAAAATCTCATTAGCACAATTATTTAAATTGGTTTCTATAAATTCAAACTCTGCAAAGTTAATTAGAATATCTTTCCTAACAAGTTCTCTATAATCATCCACCTTATCTATTAAACATTTTCTTTCCTTTTCACTTAAATTATTAAAATCCTCTGGCAATCTTCCAGTTCTATCTTTTACATCAATTTGATTGATGTGATAATTCATCCTATTACACTCATTAAACATATTTAGTAGACTTTGATATAATTTTGGAGATCCTTCATATATTTCTCTTTCTTCAAGTAATTCGATAATAGGATTAGCGTAACCATCAATTAAGTCTAAAATTTCCATAATTCCACTACTCATTATTTCATCATAAGATCGATTATCTTTAGGTGCAACATACAATAATAATCTTGATTCTTTTACATTATTAGAATGTTTCAAAACTTTTATCATTTTGATATTAGTAATTAACTCAATTTTAGTAATTAATTCTTGCTTCTTTTCATTTTTTTGTTTTTCATAAATATTTCTAGCATTATCTCCTGCTATTTTAGCACCTAAATAAGCACCACCAAATGTGGCAAATATTCAAATAAAACTAATCGCTATTGTATAACCTTCCAACTTATTTTCAGGGTCTATATTACTTAATATGTAGCCAATCGTAAAAATAAAAGCGAATATCATTAAACCAATTACACCAATAATAGTTATGACAGTTTTGCCATCCAATCTATTCAAGTTCTGCTCACCTCTTAATTATTGTTGTTTTTAATTATCTTCTAAAAAGCAAACTAATACAATATGAGTTCAAAAATAATCCTACTTTTGTATTTTCATTTATCTACAATCAGACAATTTTTGTCCGTTTGCTATCGTCCATTCTTGAACAATAGTACGTGGTCATTTTTGACCGTGTACATTGGTTGCTCTTTTTTGAGAAACCTAACCTCATACTCATTTTTGAGTAATAGCACATAAACTTTTTTGTGTGTGGACTTTTTACACACCTATTTTTGAGTACATACTTTTGGTTAAACATTTTTGTCCGACCAATGTTACTGATTTTTAAGTAACATCACACCTCTATCTTAAAAGATTACATCAAAATTACCAAATCCATTTAATTATCTCTCTGACATTCGCTCTGTGCTGCATCGAGAAATGAATTAATGTATAGTTGTTCGTTTGGTGTTCTATAATTGTATTTAACTTACCATTAATTATAAGTAAATTCACAAATAAAAAGCTTAATCATAACTTTTTGTTATCACTATTATTTTTTAGGTATAGTACAATTAAGTTAATAATTTATTTTAAAGGGGATATGTAGAATGAAAAAGGTTTTATTTTTATTATTAACAAGTTTTTTAGTATTAACAGCATGTGGAAATAAAGAAGAAAGCAAGTCGGAAGATAAGAAAGAAACTAAATCATCAAGTAAAGATAGTAAGAAAAGTGATGAACAAAAAAATAAAAAAGACAAAAAGCCTTTAAGTGATACAGATAAATTAAAAAAGAACATTGAAAAAGAGTCAGTTACACTTAAAGAATTAGATTTTGTTAATGAAAATGATGAAATACACATCACTATTGAAGTGCCATCTGCCATGTCCAAAAAATCTACAGTACAAGCAATGAAAGCAAATACAGCTGACACCTTATATGCAGTTAAAAAAACAAAATTAGATTTTTCTACAGTTGATGTATATGTTTCTCCACCAGATGAAAAACAATATGCAATGACTTCCAGATGGACTTATGATGCTATAAAAGAAATTGATAAAGATAGCGTTTATACTCTACCAGATGAAATGGAAGAAAAAGCTGACGGATTTATGCTTAATTCATATTTCAGATAACTTTATAGTGTCGTCCTACTCACCTATATATTTTATCTCTTAGAGTCGAAAACAATTTATAAAATTTTGTTAAAATAATGTTTAAGATGACACACTATGGTTATATAACAAATACCCACTACCTAACTACCTTTATATTGATTTATGAGTATATCTCTGAAACCTGCACTGTACTTAGTGCAGGTTATTTTATGTCTACAATATCCATCAAGCTAATTTTTCTTAATTCATCTTCTACATGGATGTATAAGCATTCCTCTAAGTCACCCACCTTGTGAATGATACCCTCTACATTTTCAATGTAACCATCTTTATAATAGCTGACTGTAAGTGATGGATCATGAAACATCTTATATACTAATGTATCATTTAACTCGTTTAATTGATCTTCACTTAATATAGGTCTCTCAATTTAATTTTGGTCTAGTATGTATTGCTCTAATCTTTCGTATTGCTCAGGCATTGTCTTGAAAGGTTGCCATTTAACCATTCCACGTCCTTTTTGTATGCGTGGATTAAGATATTCACTTGGTATTTTACGATAGTCCGTTTGGATTTATTACTTTCATATAATTACCTCATGAATATAATAGAACTATTGTTCTTATATTTAAATATAAAAACGACACAAATGTTACCGTAACTCATTCTGCTATGATACAATGATGAACAAAATATAGTATAAGGAGCAACTTGTTATGAAAAAAATTCTTTCAATCATACTTATTGTTTTAATTATTTTTTTGGCAGCTTGTATTTTTGTTTATTTTTCACAAAAACCTGCCGATGAAAAAGTTAAAGGGGTATGGAATTATGACTATGATTCAGAAAATAACCAATCATTGTATTTTAAGTCTGACAAAGATGGTATGCATGTAGGACGTGGCGGTGAATTAGTAGAAGTTTTTCCCTTGAAGTATGCTAATGATAAAAATTTTAAGTTTATACTCCAAGATAAAGGGGACAAAAATTATATATTTAATGTAGAAATAAAGGATAAAGATCATTTAATTATAAGTCCTGTAGCAGAAAAACCTCATTCATTAGCTGAAGTATTAGTTGGAACTGACAAATTGAGTAAAAAAGCGAAAAAAGATAAATCTATTGAATTAAAAAAGAGTGAATAAAGTAACTTCTAAAGGTATCTATTAGTATAGATGCCTTTTCTTTAGATGTAAAAAAAACACCCACCAGTTGGTGAGTGTTAAAAATAATTGCTACTCTGAATTACGCGAAGTAGCTTTTAATATATTTGCAACTATACTACCTAGAGATAAAACCCCTATTAAACCTGAAGCCCATGGTTGACCCATTACACCTAAAACTACTGAACCAGCTATCCCACAAACCGATACTATTGTACTACTTATAACTCCGATGAGTGTTAACTTATCGTTACTTTCATAGTACTTTGTTTGCTCTCTCTTAGTTAGTTCAATACGATTTTCTTGCTCTTTTTCAGCCATTTTTAAAATTCTATCTCCTGCACCAGGCAACGCTTTTTCGTAATCATTAAATTCTTGAGCTTCTGGTAATGGACCACTTTTAGTTACAGAAAGTTTACGCATAATGAATTTACGTTCTTCTGGGTCGGCATCATCCATTATTCTTTTTAATACTTCTTCTTCATTTTCGTTTTCTATCTGATCAATGTGATTATTATCTAATTTGTTATTTTCCATTATACATTAGCTCTCGTTTGTTATAAGCTTTAATAGATTGGTTTATATCATTACCGATTGTGTACCAATCAGTACTAAGTTCTTCGGAATCTCTTTTAGATTCAATTAACTTACGGTGATGATTTATCTTTCTTTTTCCTATTGACGCGTTTAAATCTCCAGAAATCATATATGCTTGCATTAATGTTTTAATTAGTTTTTGCATAACGACCTCCTCCTATCCTTACATCCATTTTAATATCGTTCATACTAAAAAACAACTGTTTTATATTATTTGTAAATTTCACAAAAAAATAACCACCCAGTGACATGTGTGGGTGGTGGATATAAAAATTTGAGAAAGGACTTATACATGTAAATAAATTATAACATAAAAAATAGGCCAAACACATAAGTGCCTACCCTCTCACTACCTTATCCAACAACCTATCAAATACTTGTTGTACTCTCTTATCTGACACTTCGAATATACGTCCCACTTCTTTGTAAGTCTTTCCTTCAGCTAAAAGCCAGAACATGTAAAACTCTTTGTCTGTAGCTACTTGCTCAATTAATGTTTCTATTTCATTATAAAATATGCTTTCTTCAATATTATTCTCGTCTATAGGCACTGCTTCCTGTTGATCATCCACACTAAAGAAGTCATCCACAGTTACATCTTCGTCACACTCATTACTATTATTCATTGTCTTGTGGTAATTTAATATAAACTTTTTAACTGTTTTCTTGTGGTACATCACACATAGTCAACTGCTTTCGCAACACGCTTTAATATAACTTCTTTTACATGTCTTAACGTTAATTCACTTATACCCATCACATCAGCTATAACGTTCTCTGTATGGTTGTTATCGTCCCACCATGACAATTTAATAATCTGTTGTACCTTTACTTGGCTATTGTTGTATACCTTTGTAATGCCCTTTACAATCGATTCTAGGTTCATATATTGAAGTTCATCCACATCACTAGGTTTATTCTTATAATTATCAACCATGCTGTGATAATTTCGCATGTATCGTTCTAAAATAGGATAATCTACATCATTCATATTACTAACTCCTCACGTTCTTGATTTAATGATGCTTTCGTTTCGACTAAAAAGTTTTGATATATTACTTCACTCTCTTTTTGACGTTGCTTATTACGCTCTATACGTTCATTATGATGCACTTTATATAAATCTTCTTGCAGCTTGTCAATCGTCTTATGTGGCTTCTCACTGCCATTTGTTTGGAAATATCTCATTACTTCTTTTTGTTCTCTAGGTGTATATCTACGAATGATTTTTTTCAATAAGTTTAGTTTCTTAGTGCTGTTACTTCTAAAACGATCTAATTCATCTTTTTGTTGTATTATCCAAAATACTAACTTCTCTACTGAACACGAAACTGATACCATACCTTCTACTTCATCAAAAGTAGTATGTGATGCACTTAGATGATATGCTGCATCAATACTTTCTTGTATCACTCGTATTTTGCTATTAATCATCATGGGTGAATATTGTGTTAAAAGCTCGTATTCGGTAATCTTAGGTTCTTCATAATACCAAAGAATATTTTTACTTCTTTTTAAAATCATTGTAGACCTCCCTAGAACTTTATTATTTAATCGTTATTATCCATTCCAAATTCTTCATATACAGATTGTGGTTTTTTACCATCTTCAAAAAATGCACTAAATGGGTCATATTGTTGCTTAGGCTTAGGTTCCATGATTTTAAGCCGAGATTCGACTGTAAGGCCTAATTTAGGACAAATAGCATTCATAGTGTTCACACTGTCCCTTTGTATGGTGTAATTAGGTGAGAGTTTACTTCCACGTTCAGTCACAACCACCATACCTTCTTCTTGAATTTTGAGTGTGGCATTTTTGTAGTTACTATATGTTTGGCAATAAGTAGCAAGCAGACCTTTGTCTAAATCTTTTATAGGTAATTCATTAATGAGTGGAAGCACTCTATACCATTCTTGAATAGCATCATCGTCTAAAAAATCGGGTGGTTCTTTTGATAAAGGTGTAAGCTCATTCATAGCTTTCTCAGTCTCATTTCTTTGTTCTTGTACATCTTTTGTACGATAAGCTTTTTGTTGTGATAATAGTTTTCTCTGTGACATTTATATCATCTCCTATAAATATTATGTATTGAAATTTATTTCTCTAATTGCTTACGTGCAATTGATTCAGATCGTTGTGCTTGTTCAAGTTGTGATTCGAGTTGTGATTTTTCTTCTTGTTCTTGCTTGATTTGTTTTTTAAGTTCACGCAATTCTTTTCGTGTCATTTCGTCTGGTGTCTTACTTTCTCCACTCGATGTAACATGCTCTTTGTTTCTCTCTTCATCAGGTAAAGTTGCTATTTCATACAAAACACTTAATCCTAATTGACGCGCCGGCGAGTCATTCGAAAATTCTTCAGACACTTTTATAAATTGATGTGCTTGCCTTCTGTTCATGTCAATTTGCTCAAGCCACTTTCCAAACTCTCCGTGGGCAAGGTCATTCTCTTTCACATGTTTTAATCTTCGACCAATTTCAAATATCGATTGACCTGCAATGTTTTGATAACTTTTTACACACTCCTATTAAGCTCTGACAAACGTCTTACAGTGCATTGAAAGGCTTAATAGTCGGATAGCAGGTCATAAACGGCTTAAATTGCGCTATTTTATCCATAACCATTGTGAATTTTTACACAATTTTAACTTCCCATTTCAAGATACGGTTACAGATAAGATGGGCTCGTTTAATTCATTTTCAAAAAGGCTGGGCGCAAATTCAACGCCCCCCTTTAAAATTAGAAATTATTTTTTTCAAATTTCATTTTCTTTTTTATAATCTCCAGTATTATTTTCACTGCCCGATTAAATTATCTATCCCATTAAATTTATTCATAGTATTTAATTCACACTTACTTTATTCAATTATATTTATCGCTAAAAACTTCGCTTTTAATCAGCCTATTTATTCACTTTTAATCTATCTATTTAAATAGCTTTCAGGCCTCATATAACAGTTTGTAACACTTAATATATAATCATCTATACATGAGCTGTATCACTCTCTAAATGGCTACAAACACCATCGTATATAAGCAAACCATTCACGCTTAGTCATAACGATTAGTAACTCGTTTGTGCTTCTCATATTGTTGTTACTTATCATCTAATCTAATAACAATAATTAATATTTATTTTTATTATTTGAAATCAGAAACTTAATTTAGTTTTCGATTTACTTTTTAAATTTATTCTCACAAACATTTTTGTAATTCAAATCTCAATTTACTTTTATCTTTAACATTTACTTTTTGATTTGATGAATGAACTTCACAATTGAATTGAAATAACAATAGAAATCATTTATATTCTGAATACAAGCAACAATGAAACTAAACAGAAGATCATCAACAAACAATTAATGTTAGTTAAATAAGAACAAATGATTTAAGTTAATTGATTGAATCATTTTAAATTACATTTTGTTTCTTCTCTTTTATTATCAATGAACAATCACAACAAACAAATGAACTCTTTACTCAATGAGTTTGATCACTTAATGTAATGACCTTATAAACTGTGTCCTTAATAACCCGACCTTTAATGTAGGTAGCTTAATCACTGCGTACTTTATTGTGCAGTCCTCTAAACTATCCACCTTAATAAGCAGTGTGCTTTAATACACAGTGTCTTTAATGCTTGGGCACTTTATAACTGATGGCGCTTTATTATCTATGCTCATTGTTTGCCTGCACCTTTAATACTTGGGTCTTATAACTGCATGTGCTTTTATATACTATGTTGAAGTATCTGCTACAAATTGAATGCGTTCTACATATATCATTGTGATTACTTTCACATATATACTTTAAGAAAAGACCACCACCAATTAATAGTGATGGCCTAAACCAACGTACAGAAGAACTAGGAACAAATGAAAATAACAAGGAGTTAAATGCCCAATGGCTAATTTAGACTTTAATACTGAGCGCTCAACATTAAAGATTTAGTATATCTTTAATATCTATATTATACCATGAACGCCGTCATAATGCTACTTTATATTATCTAGTATTAATAGAAATTGCTTTTATTTTACCAATCTTTTCAATGAGCTTATTCATCGATGTCACTTCATCTGTATAGATTTGTACACTCTTAACTTTGTTATGCTGCACTAACTTTATAAATTCTTGCATAATTGGTTTGTCATCCACTTCTATAGACAGTCCATACAGTCCTTTATTGACTACGACAGTTAAATTGCCACGATGTATCGATGCTAGGATATTACTATCTTTATTGTTGTCTAACATCACACATAGCTTGTCATTTTCTTTTAATGCTTGAAATACATTGTTATCTAAATCATATGGTTTAAATGTCTGATAGTTAGGATCTACTGCTTTGGTCGTTCCCATTTCTACAGGTTTATCAGTTGTAAGTGCTTGTACTGTAATTCGATTCTTTTGCTTATTATATTTAACGTTATTATCTGATTGTTTGATTGTTGTTAGCATATACTCACATCCTTACCATTGTTTCTTGCCATAATGATATTTTTGGAACTCATCACGAGAAACGGTATCTAATGCTTTCTCCAGTTGCCATGCATAGCCTCTAGGAGTCGTTTGTTCATCGTATTTATCACCATCACCTAATTTAATTTCGTGGGCTAACATTTGGCCTTTATACTGGTTGTGAATGTTACCAGGATTATTTTTCTCTTGCTTAACATAACGTTCACGAGATATACGACGACCAGCCTCATTTTTATTCTCAATCATTTTACGATACACTTTTACAACATCTTGCAGTTTATCCTGCATCTCTTTCGCTAGTTTTTGATGTTCATCCTTAAATCCTGTCATTTCTTTGTTGTATGCCTTGTAGAACTGGTCAAATTCTTCTTCAGTTACTTTATAATCTGATGAGTTAAGTTGTTCGTCGACTTCGATTAATTCTTGTTCTAAATCTGATTGTAGACTTTTTAATTTTGTTGCTTCTGCAAATTCATCATTATTTTGATAATGTGTAATTTTACTATTAAGCTGTTTAATACGATTTGTTAGCTGATGGTACTTCTGCTTAACCTCTTTTGCCTTAACACCCTTATCATAGATTTTATTATCAAAGATATTGATTGTATTGTCTTGTACTGTTTTTACCATAATTAAATGCCTTCTTTCGTTTTTGATTTATTATTCGCTTTATTGCACTAAAGTCTTTCTTATTTCTAGCATATTGCCTTACCAGTGAATCAATATACCTAACAGATACATTGTTCACATGGGTAGGTAAACGCGCTAGAATCTGATGTGCTATCCGTTTGTGATTCATGGAAACACTCCCTTAACTTATTTTCTGTGTATTACCTTTAATATGGTGTGTTGGCATAACATAGTGACTATTTCTATCAATTTCTAACATACGTTTACCATCTCTGTATTTCTGCCAATATTTAGCATCTACAGTGAGTTTATTAATTTCATCTAGTAAATAATTAATTGCTAAATGATCACCGCGTAAATATATTGTCATATGCCCTACTCTGTTATAGTTGAGTTTCAAATTGTACCCTCTTAACCACAAGAAAATTGATTCAGTATTTAACCTTGATTGCAGCGTTGCTTGTCCTAAACTGGATAAGCACCAATCACATGTTATGAAATCAATTTCTAAATACTGATACTTGCCCTGTGTTTTATAGATGTGACAAATAGGTTTATTAGCAATTTCTAAATCCTTAATATCATTAAAGTTGAGATTCTTATTATTTAATTTGAATGGTTCAGTCGGTATTAAATGGTTTACCATAATTTATTAGTCCTCCTGTTTTGAAATATGTTTAATAAGTTAATTCTATAATCACACGATTTACATTGTTTTTAGTTACTAATGTTCCATATCTGTTGCCACTATTGTATAGGTATCTCATTTTCTTATTCTCCTTTTTGTCCTTCACTTTAAAATGTTACTACTTGGTTACTACTTTTTTAATAGAGTTACTACTTTCTTACATTCCATAAATACTGTCATAACAAGGTTTTGGTTTGTATGTTGCTACTGTTACTAGTGTTACTACTTTTTTTAAGGGGGTATTCTTACAAGAAAGAGAGGGTTTGTATTAATTTATATATAACCTCCTATTTTGAAAGTAGTAACAGTAGTAACATTTATATTGAAATCAATTATAGACGCTGTCATATCAATGCTTATAGATGTTACTACTTTTGATAAATTAGTAGTAACAAGGTAGTAACTACTAGTAACTTTGTTCTTCTTTCTTAAAGTCAAATCCTAATTCGTTAATGATCTCAGTTTTGATGGCATAACCTTTTTGTTGTTCTCCATTAAATCTTATATTTTTTTGTTTACCATAATTATTTGTTTCAAGATATCCTCTTTCATCCCATTGTTTAACAGTGGAATTAAATTCAGCACCTAGCATTTCTTTTATAGTTGGTGTCATAATAAGAATAAAATCATATCTATAAATTGCCATAAGTTCTGTATTATCATGATAATGGTGCTTATTGTATGCAATACGCCCACGGTTCGCATTTAATTTCTCAAGTAGTTCTTCTAATAATTGTTTTGGTTTATCAATATTTTTATTATTTTTCATCATACTTGTGTGGGCTTTATTCACGTTGATATATGGGTCGTGCTCAAAGCCTTCAATATCATTTAATATCTCACCTGTAATTTGTAGTAGTGCAAAACTACGTGCGATACGATCCATTACTTCATTACCATTAGCTTGTTTCATAAAATATTTAACAGCACTATCAAAAGACGCTTTGTATTTATCTTTGTCAGCACTATATTGTTTGATGAATAATTTACCTAATAAACCATGATTATTTTCCATTGCTTTTGCTATATCACCAAATTCAGTTTTATCTGTATTGGGAAAAGGGTCATCTTGCAAAGTAATTACACGACCTGCAACACCTGCCTTATCTGGTGCGATATCTGGTATAGCAACTTCACCACTTGAAAGCATGATATTGTTCCACGGCTCTAAATAATCGATAGAACGATCTGAATTACCACGTCCCTTAGATTGACCACCAGAAAATTGGTATACAATGTTTGGTATTCTAAATGGATTATCTGCTTTACGCGTATCATCTTTAATTAAAGGGAATGAATTTAAAAATGAAGCCATACGTTCAACACTTACATTAGTGGCATTCCATTCAGTAACTAATTTTCGATTTCCCCATATACTTGCACATATCTTTAAAGTAAATGTTTTACCACTTGATGTACGGCCTGATATCTCACTAACAAATGGGTCTACATCGAAATCTTTGAGCAATACAGAACCTAATGAGCTATAGAACATCATCATAACCATTGGATTATCCTTAATTGGATTGAATACACCTTTGATATAATCATCAATATTACCTTTTGTTTCAAAAGAATCAATCAATGCTTGATACCCCTTATCAGCATTAAATATTTTGTACTGATTATCTTGTTGATCTTCTGCATATGGTGAAATGAAATGACCATTAATATTGCCTAATCGTGTAGCCACATCGTAATCTGGTATTTTATTAAAGCGTCTGTAAAAACTTAGATATTGAACAAGATTACTTGCTTCATTTTGAGTAACTTCCAAACCTTTACTGGCAAGTTCCACTAAATATTTTCCTTGCGTAATATCTCTTGCTAATACTGGCAATTTATATTTACGTTTAGCATCTTCAAACTCTAATTCATAATAAAATTCACCAGTTTCAACGTTTTTATATCTTTCAGTTATATAAGGTGGTGTACTGGTAAGATAAATGTGAACTATATCTATAACTTCACCCTTTGTATTCTTTTTCTCTTTTTCCAAATACAACCATTTACCTTTAATTAAATAGGGTTCTGGAATGGTTGGTTTATCTTTATTAATTTCTTGGAGTTTTTCAAGACTGTTCATCGTTTCAAATACATCTTCTTGTGTTACTTCCATTTCCTCTACTGTCATATACCGTCCCCCTCTAGTTGCTCATATGCTTTTTGAGTATAGAATTAAATGTTTTGTTTATTTCACTATCTTCCATAGGTGGATTGCATGATTTGCCCCATGCTGTCACAAGTCCATATGCAAGGTGTGCATCTACATATCTGCGTAATAAGTATCCACTTATAGAAGCTAACGATTGATTGCGTTCACCTTCACCAACCCCAAATGCTAGATCAGCCCAGTATGATGAATCACGTTTTTTATATTGGTTTGAGTAATTAATAATAATTGGTTTATCTTTTTGGCTATCGATATTTTTCGATAAATCGTTTAAATCATCAATAGTTATAGTAGGTGCATCATTATATTTAAAAATATATGGGATACTCTTATCTGGCTTTACTGGTAGCGCCATAGCTCTTGAAGGTTGGAAACTGCCTTCATCAATTTTGTGGCCAATTTTCTGCGCTAATGCTTGCGTATACTTCCTATAATCATCTGCACTCACAGGCTCACTTATAGGCACCATAAGGCGAATACGTGGTTTTTCTGAAGTATGGTTATAGGTTGTATGGAATGTCCAAGAATAGCCCTCTAATTGCTTACAAATAGCACTGTATAACCCTTTGAAATCAGTAATATCATCATAATCAAGTGCTAGTGTATTTCTGTTTATAATGTTTTCATCATTACGGTACTTTTGAATGAGTTTGCCGTCTTTTTCCATGTCTTTTACATCTCCATAAACGACTAAACCACGTTTATATTTATCATCGTTATTCATTGGCGTTTGTATTCTATTAAGCCATTCCGACCACATTACATCGTTAGATTGAACAAATGAATCGGAATATAAATTTTTGTACTCGATAATTTTTAATTTAAAATCATGCTGCAATTTTATTTGTTCAAAGCCCATTTATTTTGCCCCTCCTACTGTAAAAACAAGGCATGAAATGGTATAATTAATATATAAATAAGCCGTTCCATGCTTGTTTTTAATAAAAATTTCAAATTGCGTTTAGGCGTTATCTTTGCTTTGGTCGGCAGATAATGCCTTTTTTTCTTGCTTAATATTAGCTTGAATATCATCGTGCATATTCTCGATATCTGTTCTGATAGCTTGTAAAGTCGATGAGATAATGTAATTTTGTTTAATGTTATTATTAACAGCTTGATGATAAACAGGTTGATTCGTTTTTATTGCATGTTCTCTTTCATCTTCTAATTCTGATGATTCCATACCGATGTAGTCGAGAACGCTCTGAATCTTATTTCTCAAATCTGCAAATTCCACTGACTCGTTAACTTTTTCTGTGTATAACATGTTATTTACTCTCCTTATAAAAATTAATGTAATTTGGTCTGTTTCTCTCAATTGCTTTGATTAACTTTTCTATTTCTAACTTAGCAAGATAGAGATTGTTTAGGTCGTCTTCTCGTGAGAAGTAACTAATTTCATTTGCTATATCATAATTTTTAACTCGCATTTTCTTTAAGATGTTTGTTGCATATACTGACATTTGAGCCATCGTTTCAAAGTCTTGAATCATATCTAAAATATCTAATTCACCAATGTATTTATCGTTTACGCCTTGATGTTTCATGTATTCTTGAATTAGTTCCATCTCATGTACTTCTCTATCATCTTTACTTAAATTTCTATTATTGATACGCTCGCTTATTAGCATTAGTGTAATCTCTCTGCCATATTTGCTTTTAAATTCTTTAATTTTCATATTAATTTTCCTCCATCATTTCTTCATAATCTAGGTATACGTCATACTCATCGTCGAATTCACCATGAAATTCATTTTTACTAACAAAAATTCTAGATTCATCTTCAACAGTTAGGCCATATAGCAATTCAGCGAGACATTCTTCATAACCTAATTGTTTTAACGCTTCAACACGACGGATTCCGTCAATAATATATAAGCCATCTTGTCTTACACTGACAGTGATGTATCCTATAGCAAGTCTGTTGAAATTTTCCACAATACCATCCGCATTTGGATTGTTTGTAGAACGATATGAGTAGTCCACTTTTAAGTCATTAATATTTACAGTTTCAAATTTTTTATTCATTTTGATTCCTCCAAAATTTTAAATTTAAGTCCGTATGCTGTTGCGACAATAAATAGTGCAAAGGCTACAAAAATATCTGCTACTATACCAATTAATACAGTTAGTATTGATAGCATTAAAATGTATATTAGGTATTTCATGAAACCACCTTCTTTAAACTTTTCAAATCGTTATTAGTAATATCCATCTGTGAAGTGATTTGATTCATAAATTCGTCTACATCAGACTTCTTGAAACGATAAGTGCTACCGACTCGGTAATATCGCATACCATTTTTAATTAGTAAATCCTCTATAGTTGGTTTAGATAAATTAAGATATTCTGATAATTCTTTATAAGTCATGAAATATTTCTCTTTTGCTAATTCTTCAATACGTCGATCAATTGCTTTTTGCATCATCTCACGTGCTTCATCTTCATTAATGTCGATATTGAACACTAGTTATGCCTCCTTTACTTTTATATTTTCAATTCCTAAAAATTCATTTGGTGTTACGTTTAAGTACGAACACAATTTTAAAATAATTGGCGTACTAGGATTAGTAGTTTTTTCATGGTATAAGCCATATAAAGTTGTTTTGGCTATACCAGTAGCACTATAGACATCTGAAATTTTTAATTTTCGTTCTGCTAAAATAACTCTGAATTGATTTTTCATAATGACCCTCCTACGAATTATTTTGTAGTACATCTACTACAATTACTAATATACACGCTACGTTTTTGTTTGTCAAAACTTTTTGAAGTAAATTTACTACATTTTTTATAAATGGTTGTTAATTTTGAGTTGATAAAGTAATCTATTACTTGAGGTGATTAAAATGATAAGAAATAAATTATCTGATCTTTTAGGTGAAAGACAAATTAAAATTTCAAATCTTTCGATAATGACGGGGATTGCAAGAAGTACGTTAACACCAATTTACTTCAATCATTCAGAAATGATAAAAATAGACACAATTAACAAAATATGTATGGCTTTAAATATTAATGTCGATGAATTTTTTGAGTCTGTTAATTTCGACATAGATTTTATTCACGATGAGGATGCAATTGAAGACATTTTTAATTTTATTAGTTCAAATGAAAATGGTATTCATGAATTTAATATAGACGTTCCAAGCATTTGCCAAATCCAAGAAAAAAACACTAAATATATTTTTGATGTAAAATTTAAGACTACTAGTGATACTAAATTAGATGATTCTCTAAATTTTATTGGTGAGGACAATAAAGGAAAAGATATTTGGACTGAAGGAACATCTGAAATTTTTTATAAAATGGAATTTAACGATATTGATGATAAAAATACTTACCTAGAATTTAAAAATGAACTAAGTATAGGTATGCAGCTTGTTTTGAAAAATAAAATAGTAGATTTTATTAGGGGTATACTTCTGAAAAAATTCAAAAACTACGATGATAACCAATATTTTAGTCAACCAAAACAGAACATAGAGAAATTATTAAAAAAAGTTAATATCAAATTAATAGATTAATGAACAAGGTGATTAAATGGCAACATATGAAAAACGTGGTAACTCGTGGCGATATCGTATTTCTACTGGTAAGAATCCTACGACTGGCAAATATGAATACATCTCTAAATCTGGATTTAAACGTAAATCAGATGCCAAACATCACGCCGAAATGGTCGAACGTCAATTAAGAAATGGTGAATATATTGCACCGTCTACATCTACATTTAAACAAGTAGCAGACGATTGGCTTAATCAATATGCGAATGATGTTAAAGTAAGTAGCGTAAGAGCGCGTGAGAAAGCCATATATCATGCCATAGAGCGTTTTAATACTTATCCAATACAAACTATCAAGAAACATGATTATCAGCGCTTTGTGGACGATATGAGCGCACAGTACAGTAAGAATTATGTTGATAGTATTGTGGCATCTACGAATATGATTTTTAAATATGCTTACGATATGAAGTTAATTAAAGTGTTACCTAGTGAGGGAATTAAGCGACCTAAAAAGAAACGTACTGTTGAAGAATTAGAGGACACTGAGATACATAAAAAGTTTCTCGAAAAAGATGAGTTATTTCAATTTCTAGAGGTTTCTAAAAATAACCATGCACCACTTAATAGCTTTGAAGTATTTACCACATTAGCATACACAGGCATGCGTGCAGGTGAATTATTGGCATTGAAATGGTCTGATATTGATTTTGAGAACAACACGATCAGTATTACTAAAACGTATTACAATCCAAATAACAATAAGAAAAAGTATCAGATACTGACACCTAAAACTGAAAGTTCTATCGGTAAAATCACGGTAGATGTTAATGTGATTAAGATGTTGCATGACTATAAGATTAATGTACAGGACAATTGGAAAGATGAACTCTATGTCGATAATAATTTTGTGTTCACAGATAATAACGGATATCCACTTGTGATTAAGAAATTATCTATGTGGATTCAGTCCATTATGTCACGTACCAACATTGATAAAAACATCTCAACGCACTCGTTCAGACACACGTATTGTGCCTTACTAATAGAGGCAGGTGTACACATTAAGGAGATACAAGAACGCCTACGCCATAAAGATATCAATACCACAATGAATATCTACGCTAAAATCACAAATTCATACAAAAAAGACGCTTCCCAAAAGTTCAGTCGACTTATGGAAAACGTCTCAAAAGAATTATTTTAAAATTTATATGACCAAATTATGACCATTGAACATTATAAACGTTGATATAACGGTGTTCAGTGGTCTTTTTACATCATACCTGGCATACCGCCCATACCTGGTTGTGGGTCATTGTTATTTTCTTCAGGAATATTGGCTACGACTGCTTCAGTTGTTAAGAACATTGCTGCAACACTTGCTGCGTGTTGAAGCGAAGAGCGTGTTACTTTAGTTGGGTCTACGATACCAGCTTCAAGCATATTTACCCATTCATTAGTAGCCGCATTAAAGCCAACGCCAACTTCTGAATTTTTAAGTCTTTCAACTATAATTGAGCCTTCTAAACCAGCATTCTCTGCTATTTGACGTACAGGAGCTTCTAAAGCTTTTAAGACAATATTAACCCCAGTAGCTACATCGTCTTCAGCTTCAATTTTCGATACTTTATCAAAAATGTTCATAAATGCTGTGCCACCGCCTGCTACGATGCCTTCTTCAACAGCAGCTCTTGTAGAATTTAAGGCATCTTCAATACGTAATTTACGTTCTTTTAATTCTGTTTCACTTGCAGCACCAACTTTAATTACTGCAACACCGCCTGCTAATTTTGCTAAACGTTCTTGTAATTTTTCTCTATCAAAATCAGAATCAGTTTCTTCAATTTGTGATTTGATTTGACTTACTCTTGCATCGATATTGTTTTGATCACCATCACCATCGACAACTGTAGTATTGTCTTTAGTAATTTCAGCTTTGTTAGCAGTACCAAGCATATCAATTGATGCATCTTTAAGTTCTAGGCCTAAATCGTCAGTAATCACTTGTGCACCTGTTAAAATTGCTAAATCTTCTAACATAGCTTTACGACGATCACCAAATCCAGGCGCTTTTACTGCTACTGCTGTGAATGTACCACGCATACGGTTTAAGACTATATTTGTTAATGCGTCACCTTCAACGTCATCAGCTACAATTAAAATTGTACGATTAGCTTGAACCACTTGTTCTAATAACGGTAAAATATCTTGGAAAGATGAAATCTTTTTATCTGTAATTAAAATATACGGTCTTTCTAACTCTGCAACCATCTTATCTGAATCTGTGACCATATATGGAGATTGATAACCTCTGTCGAATTGCATACCCTCTACAACTTCTAATTCAGTATTAAAGCCACTTGACTCTTCAATTGTAATAACACCGTCATTTCCAACTTTTTCCATTGCTTCAGAAATATATTTACCAATTTCTTCATCAGCTGCTGAAATAGAACCAACTTGAGCGATTTCATTTTTATTATCTACATTTTGTGAAATTTCATGTAAAGCTTCAATCGCTACTTCTACAGCTTTGTCGATACCTTGACGTAATCCAACTGGATTAGCACCACTTGTAACATTTTTTAAACCTTCTTGAATCATTGCTTGTGCTAATACAGTAGCTGTTGTTGTACCATCACCAGCGATTTCATTTGTTTTATTTGCTACTTCTTGTACTAATTTAGCACCCATATTTTCATAAGGATCTTCTAATTCAATTTCTTTTGCAATTGTTACACCATCATTAGTAATTAATGGTGAAGTGTACTCTTTATCTAATACAACATTACGCCCTTTAGGACCAATTGTAACTTTAACAGCATTTGCTAATTTATCTACACCTCTTAGCATAGATTGACGTGCATCTTCAGAGAATTTTAAATCTTTAGCCAT